ATTTTAATAATATTTTAATAATATTTTAATAATATTTTAATAATATTTTAATAATATTTTAATGAATTTTAATGATTATGAATGGATTAAAACTATAAAAGAAAAATTATTTAAAAATAAAATTGGGGTAAAGAAATTTTTTATTATAACATATGGACCTCCTGGAAGTGGTAAATCAACAATAGTTGATAAAATATGGAATTCATTGAATATTTCAAAAGATGAGGTTATTGATATTAATGTTGATAATATTGTTGAGAAAATGCCCAATTTTGAAAATGAATATAATAATTCATCAAATAAAGATTTAGTTTATTTCACATATAGAAGTTTCGCAGATACTATTTCTGAGGATATTTTAAATGAAGCAATTATAAAGGGATTAAATATAACTTGGGAAACTACTGGAAATAATGTTTTTTGGGCAATAAAAACTATTGAATTAATGAGAAAAAATGGATATTTTATTTTTTTAGTTTATCCATTTGTTTCTACAAAAGAATTGTTGGAAAGAGTAAATATGAGAGCTAATAAATCAATTTCCGAAGGAAAAGTTGGAAGAAAACCTGATGAAACTAGAATAAGGGATAATATTATGAATGCACAAATTAATTTTGAAAAATTATATCCATTTGTTGATAAATTGGCAATATATGATAATACAAAAAATATTGAAGAATTAAATTTATTAATTGAAATAGAAAAAGATTATTTAGGTTATTGTGAAAAAAATAAGAAAGGATTTTATTGTAAAGATGGCATAAATTATAAATTGAATTGCGAGAATTTTTTAGAATCAAAAACAATTGAATTTCAAGTAGTATTTAAAAATTTTTTAGAAAATGAATGTAAATTAGCTGGATTATATGATCCAAATCATAGAATATTATTTCCAAATTAAATAAAAAATTAAATAAAAAATTAAATTAAAAAACAATTTTATTGGGGTAAAGTACAAAGTCCATTAAAACAATTATAATTGCCAGATTCAGAATCAGACATACACAAAATAAATTGATTTTTTGTTGTATCGATTGGTATATCTGGAATATCAGTAACATCAGTAAATATCTTTTGACCACTCAAAACCATTCTGATGATTCTTGGCTTTTTTTCTTTATCTAATTGTGCTATTGCTTCAATAAATGGTTTTAAAAATGCAATATTTTGTGTAGTTTGAATTTTTAATTTTACATGATCAAAAGCTGTTTGCAAACTGAGAAATGATTTTGTATCTGAATCTGTACTACTAGTTCTTAGTTTTTGATCGATGATTTTCTCCATCTTTATATATTTTATTTATGAATTGTTTTAAAATTTATTAAACAATGTGCAGACCTCGAAGACGGCAAAACTTTGACGTCCCAAATCTGACTTGTTTAAATGATTTAAAACTAGATATTTAATTTAAATCATTTAAATTTAAATTATAAATCATTTATTATAAAATTGAGATTTTTACTAGAATTATTCTATTTTACAGGAAATTTTACAGGAAATTTTGCATGAAATTTGATATGAAATTTGATATGAAATTAATATATTTTGTTAATAATTATGAATATAAATAAAAAAATATGATTCCCTAAATAATTTTGTGATTTTATGAATAGACATTTCGATAAATAAGGAAAAAAATTATGGAGGAAGATGAAAAAACTTTAATCTATAAAATTGATTATCAACCAAATGATTTTTATTGGGGTTTTGGTATCGAAAGAGAATTTTATCTTGAATTAGATAAAACGGAAGAAGTTACTTTATATGATTTAATGGAAAATACTCAGAGAGAAAGATATTCTGTTGATTATAATTATAATTTTTCTGCTAAAAAAAGAAAATTTATTAGTGATCTTGAAAAAAATTCTAAATTAATTAAAATAAATATTCCATTATATTGGACAAGTCATGCATTAGAAAAAACGGATAGATATAAAGAACATAAAACTATTTATGGATATCTTAAAAAACTTAATTGTAATTTTTATGGTAAAACTATTTTAGAAGAATTAACATTTCGTAATTCATTTTTTGAAAAAGAAAAAGGAAATGGTAAAACATTTATATTTGATGGAGATACATTTGAAATTGCTACAAGAAACTTTTATAAAAAAACAATTGATAAAGTTTTTCAAGAATATCAAGATAAAAAAAATTTATTTATAAATGAATTACAAAATACTTGGAAATTATTAGATGAATATAAATTATATGGTAATCCAAAAATGGCTGAATGGAATTATGGATGGGTTAGATTTTGGACTAATTCCAAACAAATTTCAATTTGTAATAATGGTACATTTCATTTAAATTTAACTTTACCATCAAAATTAAATGATAAAAATCAGTTAATTAATGAAGATGAATTTTTAGATAAACATCTATGGTGCATAAGATATTTACAATGGTTTGAACCTTTATTAATATCTTTTTTAGGTTCACCAGATATTTTTTCAATAATTTCTACTGAAGAAGAAACTCAAGGATTTGCTCATGGTTCGTTAAGAATTGGATTATCAAGATATATAGGAATGGGAACATATGATATAAGAAAAAGAGAAATAGGTAAAATATTAACTGTTGAAAAAAGGGATATTCAATTTACTGAAAATGATTTTTGGTGGTTAAAAAGAATAGAAAAAGATCAAGCTTATATTCAACCATCTACGATTGGCTATGATTTTAATGTAAAAAAACATCATCATTCAGGATTTGAATGGAGAATATTTGATTCTTTTCCAGATGAATTTTTATTACCTTTATCAAGATTTTTATGTTTAATTTGCGATTATGCTTTAGAATCAAGAAATTCAATTGTAAATGAAAATGCTGAAATTATTTATTCCGCAAAATATTTATCAAAAAATTTACAAAATAAATTAAAATTAAATCCAAATTTAGAAAAAGAACTATTTGAATTCAATCATAATAAATCTCAATTAAATTCAATATCAATAGAATCATTTAATGAAAATAATCAAATACAAAATCAAGAATTTCTTTTAAATCAATCAAACATTTTATTAAATGAAAATAATCCTTCTATAAATCAATTTACAGAATTTCATCCAGAATTAAATCAAAATCAACAAATACCAATAGAATTAAATCAATTAAATCAATTAAATCAATATAATAAATTATATATGGAATCAAATTGTAAATCCGAATTTATTAATAATAATATTATTATGGATGATAATAAAATAAATTATGGAAAGAGTTTGAAGAATGAATCTCCGGGATTATTGTCTAAATTATTTAAAAAAATATTTAATGAAAATGATAATGATAATAATAATATAAATCAAAATAATAAATTAAATGAAAAAAAATGGATGATTCCACCAATTGCAGGATTAACACCTTTATGGAATGATTTAGCATATCAAAGTATTATAGGTGGAAATAAATGTACATTTCTTACATATAAACAAATTTTAGAATTAAATGAAATATTAAATATTCCTTTTGCAAATGAAATGGAAAATGAAATTAAATTAAATTATCAAAATTTAAATGGAAAATTTTCATATGGATTAGATAATTTAAAAACTAATACAAATGTTATAGATGATAATTTTATTGTAATGAGTCCAATAGAATATATAAATGAATATTCAAAAAAAGTTTATAGTTATTTCATAAAAAAAGGAAAATTTGGACCTTGTTATGAAAATTTTATGGAAAAAGAAAATAGATTACAACCACATTTTTCATTAGATTATAATAATTTTTTATGGTCATATCAATGGATTTATTATACCGAAAGTTTACCATTGAATTATGAATCTTATATAGAACATTTAGTAGAAAAAACTATAACAGAAAAATTAATACCATCTGAAAAATTATATAATAAAAACAATTTAAATAAAAAAATATCAAAATTAAATGAAAAAGATAATAATAATGATAATGAATTTCAAAAATGGATATTGCAAAATATTTATTGTAAATTAAAACAATCATTTAAATTAAATCAATATATTAAATTATATAAATCATTAATACAACAATTTTATAAAAAGAAAATATTAAAACCATCCAATATAAATTCAAATGAAAATATAAAATTAAATGAAAATGAAAATATTTTAAATGAATCTGATGAAATGAAAATAAATTTATTTCCAATAGATAAAAATGAATTAGATGCAAATATAGAATTTAAAAAAGCATTCGAATCTCTATTTATTAATAAAATTAAAACTGAATCAATTGAATCAAATTCATCTGAAGAATCTTTTGATTTGGGACATTCTTTAAAACCATGTTTTATTGAATATAATTTAGAAAAAGATAAACATAAAATAAGATTTATTGAATTATGCGAACAACTTGGTATAATAAAAATAAAATATTTAACAATAAATAAAAATATAAATATAAAATTAAAATGGATATCATATAAAACATCCTTTTGGGATATATTTATTCCATTACATTATTTATCTCATTATCAATCAAAATCATTTTATAAATTATCATTTCAAAAATTCAATCATTTTGAGTCTTTTAATAATTTCTTAAAACAAGAAGTATCTGATAATCAATATTCTATATTAAAGAAAATAATATATCATTTAAAATTAATTGATCCAATTTATTAAAAATTTATTAAAAATTTATTAAAAACTTATCAATAATTATTGAAAATTAATAAAAACAATTTTTTCATTATTGCAAAACAATTATTACACAATTTATTTTTTTTGCATTTATTATCAAACTTTCAGTTCCATTTGAAATTCCTCTATTTCCAATCTGAAAACTATATAAATTTAATTCAATATATTCTTTTTTTGTATTAAAAGTTTGTAAAATAAGAACTTCTTCAGATGTTTTTTTTGGATTTTCTATTAAAATATTTTTATAAATGGAAACAATATTATAATCAAATATTTCCTCCAATTTTTTAGGTGTAGTAATAACTTTTAAAAAAGAATATGGATTAATAAATATTTTGTCTCCTTTTTCTAATTTTTGAATTGCATTAGAAACAAATTTTAAAGAATGATTTTCAATCAATTTGCTCTCATTCTTTCCACTTTTTATAATATCTAATAACCATTGATTATCTCCATTTACAATAAAAACGAATAAAAAAAAGCAAAAGATAAAAGACTTCATCTCTTTGTTTTTGAAAATATTTAAACATTTAAATTTAAATCATTTAAGTAATTTTATTATTAAATCATTTATATAAAATTAAATGATTTAATATTTCAAATTAATTATTTATATAATTTATTTTTGATTTATAAAAATAATAAATATATATTACAAAATAAAAATTTTAAATAAATTTTTTAAATCATTTATTATTCTAAAATCATTTATTATTCTTAAATATTTTTCGAAATAATAAATCATTTATGGCATAATAAATCAATTATTATAAAAAACAATAAACTGATTATTTTCTAGACAAATAAAGTATAAATTTTTATAATTATTAATTATCATTTATTTTGAATAAATCATTTATAAAAATAAATCATTTATTAATTAAAAATTAATTCAATAGAAGCTTATAGGTTAAATTCGCGCTTTATTTGTCTAAACATTATTATTCAAATATTTATTTTTAATAAATCATTTAAACAAAATAAATGATTTATTATATTAATAAAAGTTTAGATTTTAGAACTATTCATAATTATTAAATAAAGAAATTAAATTTCTAAAATATATTTTTTATAAAAATAATTATACAGTAATAACTTCTTTTATCCTCTATAATAAAATAATTATTTATAAAGAAATATATTTGAGATTAAATATATTTATTTATTTAAATCATTTATATTAATATAAA